GGCTGATTACATTAAATCAAACATAGTTAATTATATCACTTTAAAACAAACTGTAAGGATGCCCTTGGAGCGGAAACTTCTATTTGATGATACATGCCTTCTGGAAAAAAAATAAGATCGCCTGGATTCATTTCAAATACCTCTTTATACTCAACTAATTGTTCTTCAATTAAAGATTTATCAGATAGAGTCCAGGTTGTTTGTCCTTGACATTGCAAAGAAAAACCTGGCCAAGGATCTATGTGAATTAAATTTTGATATGGACCAAGGCATATCTTTGGTCCAGTCGTAGTTAAAGTCATTTCAGACTCTGTTGCTATCTTTACTATCATATTAAATATTTGAGGAAAGTATTTTTTAAGTTCTTCATTTATATCGGGTGCATTATTTAATGCACTAAAGTATAAATTTTTTCCTATAATAACTCTTCCGTTTAATTCTTCATTATGCCTTTTAACTATCGATGCCATTTCAATATCTGTAGGATATTGCCATTCTGTATATATACAATTTAAAAAATCAAACCATGAAGGAACATCTTGTTCACTAATAAAATTTTTAAAATATGCTCCTTTAAAATTTGTATTAGCGTCTTTAATTATTTTTTTAAATTCTTGTAAATTATAATTAATCATATATATATTTTATCACATAAGAAAAGGGAGCCAGTTTCCTGACTCCCAATCCTTTAAAGTATTAATTACTTAAGTGGTGCAGGCAACTTTGCCTTTGGATAAGCCTTCTTAATAGACTTGATCAAGTCATTATAAGCAGTCTTAATATCAGCAATAGCCTTTGCGTTTGCAGCCTTTACAGAATCAAGTTCTGCCTTGGCAGCAGCCTGTGCATCAGCAAGAGCCTTATCAGAAGCAACCTTAGCGGTTACTGCATTAGCCTTGAGTGTTGCAACTTCAGCCTTTAGTGTTACGATTTCTGCATCAGCAGTAGCCTTAGCAGTTGCAGCATCAGCAGTAGCCTTAGCAGCAGCAGTAGCAGCATCTGCTACAGCCTTAGCAAGAGCAGCCTCTGCAGCAGCCTTAGCAGTTGTCATTGCAGCAAGTTCTGCAGCAAGATCACGAACAGAAATGTTCTTTGCAACAGATGATGTAACGGTATTAAAACCAGTTACAGCAGTTGCAAGATCAGATGAATTTGTTACTGAGAAAATTACAGCAGCCGAACCAGTAGTTGGAAGTGTAACCTTAAAATCACGAGTACCAAAATCAGTAAGACCTGTACCAGTTGTTGCAGTTGTGGTATCAAGTGTACCGTTAGCAACTACAGCAGTAATAGACTTTCCAGAAACCTTGTTTCCAAATACGTCTTTTGCGGTAACAGTAAGAGTTACCTGAGTTCCTGAAGCACCGACATCAAGACCAGATACTGAAATATCATTGATCTTTCCGACTGCACCTTGAACATAATAAACCTTGGTTTCACCTTGGTTTGTGATTGAAACTGTACCTACTGCAGTTGTCTTTGTAAAGACATAAAATGTTGCAGTTGTTCCTGTACCAGTTGCAATTGTTGTAGAAGCAGATCCGCTTGAAGCGGTTACTGGTGCTGCAGCAGTTGCTGTTGCAAGTACAACAGATGCATTTGTTGCTGAAACTGCAACAGATGTACCAGTATCTACTGTAACAACAAACTTAAGAGCATCAGCAGCATCTACTGAGTTATCTGCTGGAACTGGAAGTTCTACAGCAGTTGTTGAGGCTGTTCCTGCTGTCGCAGGGGCAGATCCATTGACAGTCAAAGCAACTGACATGGGGGCAGCATTTGCAGGTGCTACTCCAAGTGTGCCCAGTGTCATGGCTGCAACCATGGCGAGAGCGATCTTCTTAAATGAATTCATTTTTCTCCTTTTTATTCATTTGATTATAGTGTTTTTAATCTATCCAAATAGTCATTTACTTCTTCTATTTGACTAGGTTTATAGTGTATCACATTCTCTGGAAGACTGTCAACTTTCTTGGGTCTATCCCTAAATGTGTGAACTTCAACTTCAAGGTTTTGATCTCTCGGTGTATAGGAAATAGCACCAAAAATAGAACCACACACGGCATCAGCCAAGTCCTTAGATTTTTTGCGTGGATGGTCAACCTTATCATTTTTCATAATTTTTAATTCTGTTAATTCTTCAAACAAAAGTTCTATCGCAGGCATAGCAAGTCTTTCTTCATATACAAGCATTGCCATATCCTCATAGTGTTTTTTTGCCACAGATACGGTTTCTGTTCTCATGCCCACCGCCTGTAATTCATTTTGAATATCAAATGACTGCCAACGGTCAAATGTAACTAAACCAATATTAAATCCAAGTCTGCGTAGATTTTGTATCCATTGTTTTACCTCAGATAGATTTACTGGACCTTCTACTTTTGGTTCCCACCAAGCAACAGCGTCTACAACCACTACTGGTGATATCTGCTCATAATCTTTAATTACTTGAACATTGACCCATTTCTCAACATGTGCAATCGCTACAGCACACTTGTCATGTTTTTGTGCAAGGTCGGCATGAACATAATAAACTTTTTCTGGATCTGGCTTAAAGTTTTCTTCAAATCTTCTGAAATTATCAAGTGGGTTTCTAATACTCATGCAGGCTCTTACCTTATCTGCCTGCTTAAAAAATGCATCAGATGCATATGTTGGAACACAAGCAAAACGCATCATTGCATCGCCGAGATCTGTCATGAACGCAATCTTAAAATCATCAATCTTTCTTGTTGGATTAACTTCCCAAGTAGGTCTTTTAAGAGCAAAAACTCCAGGGTATTTATAGGATTTAATATGATCTTCATCCCAATTAATATCAAACCAATTATCTTTGTCATCTTCAGGAAGAAGCGGGTTAATTATAAATCTATGGCTTTTAGATATTACTTCTTTGTCTGCAATTACTGCTTCATACCGCTCAGAAATAAAGTCTCCATTATATCTTGGGAATGAAAGAAGAACTACTTTACCAAGATCGGGGAAGCGAGAATCTACTGAGCCACGAAACGCTTTATAGATGTTGTCAGCAGTTTTTCCTTGTTCATTGCCTGTTGCTACTTCAGATGCAAAGCCTGAAATCTCATCAAGAACTGCAAGCAAAAGATTTAGACCCTCATGGGATTCTCTTTCTGAATGGCCAGAATAAACAGTTACAGACTTCTCAAAACTAATAGAGTCTACTTTTGCCTCATACTTACCAGCAAACCATGGTGACTTTTCAATCTTTGTTTTAAAACCTTTAAAGAAAACATTCTTAGCCTGTTGAGCGTTAATAGCAACATTGATAAGATCTATTGCATCTCCACTTGGTTTTCCAAAGTATCTAGCAGGATCTTTAAGGCATAATAACTTATATACAATATAAGCACAGGCAACAGTAGAGGTAAAGTCCTTCCCACTACCCTTCCCAAGTTGAAGAATAATTTCGTTCTTTGTGTATTTTTCATAATATCTTGCTCCCTCTTCTTCGCCCATTATTTGTTGAAGATCTTCTTTACGGTAAATCTGACTCATTGCCTGAACTATGTCATATTGAATATCTGAAAGTCCAGGCTGTCCTAAATAATCTGGGGACTCAACAAATGTTTTAGCGTCTACTGGAGTTTCTTCAAAATGATTATCAGCAAGGGCCTCAAGGAAATCATCAAACATCGTGGACAATTGTAATCACTTCATCCTTCTTAGCAATGTCAGAAAGCCTACGCATAATCTCATCACGAATTTGTGGATATTCAGATGCTATATCTCTTAATATTCCCATCAAAACTTCTTGTTTCTTTTCTATTTGAAGCATTTCTTCTGCTAGTTCTTTATTTTCTAATAATCCAGCCTTCTGAAGCATATCAATTCTTTTAGACTCAATATCCATTACTAGTTTAATCGCCTGTGTTTTTGCACCTAAATTATTTGTTAAAGATGCTTCGTCAATAACTTCATATGACTTACTAATAAGTTTGTTATAGTGTGTATCTGCAGCAGCCAATGCCTCTTTTGCACGAGCACGAATAGCATCATTGGCAGAAGCCATTACCTTCCACTCATTAATATGTTGAACTACACGAGTTCTTGGAATAGCAAGATCTTTAGAAATTTTAGTTGCATCATTACCCTTTAAGTATTCTCCAACTACAACATTTACTTCGTCCAAATGTTTAATTAAATCTTCTTCAGTTGACAAGAACGTAATCCTCCTGAACTCCTAATTCTTTTGCTTTTGCTATTTTTAAAAGAACAAGATATCCTATAAGATCGTCTATATCATTATCACCAACATATTGTGTTCCACGCATTATACGACTTAACTTATCATCAATACGAACATGAAGTTGCTCTCTTGGATCTGCTTTGCTAAATATGCGGACTGGCTCTAA